CACCTGCGATAGCCGCCAAGATACTGGGTCAAGCCAGCTTGGGTAGAGTCGTTACTCGATACATCTCTTGACAGTATCGCCACTTGTGGCGTTGGTCGTTCTATGGGAAAAGAGCTTGCAAAAAGTTATATATAAATTATATATACCGACATTAAGTAACATTAGGGTTTATCCCTATATACCTTATTATTAAGTAAACTTAACCTAGCATTGTTTTTAACAAGGGGGAATTATGAAAACATTTAAATGGGTTGTAGAGTTTGAAGTAACTGAAACTTGGGTAGAAGATGGTTTTGAAATTAATGAAGATAGGGCACAAGATATGCTTGCTAACGCCTTACCATATGCTTATGGGCATGAACTTAAAGCTACAGTAATTAAAGCACCTGACCCAAAATTGATTAAAAAAGCACAAGCTGCATAACTTACAGCCCCTACGGGGGCTTTTAAACTATGACTACTTTTACTACCGATGACCGCATAAACGCTTATAGCCATTACAAAATCTATGATGAACATGGTGAATTAATGCGTACAGTAAAGACTAAGCATGAAGCCGAGCATTTAATAAAAACCTATACCGATTGGACTTACCAGTTTGTTAAAGCTGATAAACCTAAATTTGAGGATGCACCATTTTGAGTTCTTGGCTAATAATCGTTACAGGTGTGATTTATGGCTACATAGCTGTAGAGCAAGGTTTTAAAGGCAATTTGCCTATGGCGGTTGTATATAGCGGTTATGCTTTTAGTAATGTTGGACTTTATATACTTGCAACAAAATAGGGGGATGTGTGGATTTTGAAAAGTTTTGGATGAACTGGCCCAAAAAGGTCGCAAAGAAAAAAGCTGAAATTGCTTGGAAAAGATTGACTGACCTTGAAAAGCGTGAAGCCTTAGAAGCCTTGCCAAAGCACCTTAGACATTGGCAACTTAAACGAACCGAAATAGATTACATCCCGTACCCCGCATCGTGGATTAACGGGCTTAGATTTCAGGATGTTTTAGACATGACCCCCGCCAAAGAAAAGGTGGATAGGTCTTGGATGTTTAGCCAACAAGGTATTGAGAACAAAGCTCGTGAATTAGGAATACTGGGTAACGGGTACGATAGCTACGATACTTTAAAGAAGAAATGTATGATGCGAATGGGTATGGAGATTGACTGAACACCAATACCAATGTGCAGTACGGCAGTTATGCAAATGGCGTAGTCAATGGGGGTTAGCAAAGTTTAGAGAATACCTATCAAAATACCAAATTGATAGTAATTTACTAATAGGCTTTGCAGACCAATGGAAAAAAGGTAACAAGGGGGAATGGAACACATGGTTGTAAAAACAATTCAAATAGAAACAGACGCAATAACTGATGAGCTTAGTCAGTCATTTGATTTTAAATTTGATGGCAATTCTCAATTTGAAGTGCCAGTTTTACCTAATTTGCCAACTGAATTTGGAATTGGTTTAATTGTAGGCCCAAGCGGTAGTGGTAAATCATCTTTGCTAGAACAGTTTGGTAAAGAAAAAACAATTAATTGGGATACAAACAAAGCAATTTGTTCGCACTTTGAATCTTCTATTAAAGCTCAAGAAAAACTAAGTGCCGTAGGTTTTAATACAGTTCCATCTTGGATGCGACCTTACCATGTGCTATCTACTGGTGAAAAGTTTAGAGCAGACTTAGCTATGCGACTTGAAAACAACGCTGTAATTGATGAATTTACATCCGTTGTAGATAGAAATGTGGCTAAATCATGCTCTTACGCTTTGCGTAGGTATGTTGATAAAAGCAATCTACAAAACATTATTTTGGCTACTTGCCATTACGACATTATTGAATGGTTACAGCCTGATTGGGTATATGACACAGCCACAAACCGACTGACTGTCGGAAGGGGGTCAGTTAGGCGACCAACGATTGAATTGGAAATGTTACCTTGTTCAACCCAAGCGTGGTCAATGTTTAGCAAACATCACTATCTCACAGCAAACATCCATAAGGCTTCACAATGCTGGCTCGCTGTTTGGGATGGAACTGTAGTGGGTTTTTGTGCAACCATACCATTCCCAAGCGGGTCTTTTAAAAATGCTTGGAGAGGGCATAGAACTGTAGTTTTGCCTGATTTTCAAGGTTTAGGTTTAGGAGTAAGAATATCAGACGCTATTGGTGAAATATACCTAGCTCATGGCAGAAGATACTTTTCTAAAACTGCAAGTTATAGGCTTGGAGAATATAGAAATAACTCTGAAAAATGGCGACCATGCACTACCAATATGTCAACTAGACAAGGTTATTTGCGGTCAAACAAAAAAAGAATGGGAGCACCTAAAAACTTAAAAGATTACGCAAATAGATTTTGTTACTCACATGAATATATAGGTAAAAAATGAAAGAATATGACCCACACGAAGCAATAGACTTTATATTTAAAACCGCACCGCAATACGCTAAAGCAAGCGGTGAACTTGCACAGCTTGAGAACTTTAGGCACAGTCTTAAAGCCATCAAGATGTCGCAGACCGAAGAACAATCGTTAGGGGCACAGGAACGGGAAGCTTATCGTAGCCCTGAATACCAAGACTTATGCAAAGCCATAGGTGTAGCGGTAGAGCAAAAAGAAGCCCTTAGATGGCAATTAGAAGCCGCCAAGATGCGTTTTGAAGCATGGCGTACCCAACAAGCTAATGACAGAAATATAGAAAGGTTGACACGATGAGAGGATTTGCAGAAGTATTCCTAGATTTAACTCGCACCATTAAAAAAGTGCATGAACTTAAACTTAAAAATGACCATACCGAAGCATATTTGCTTAGTTGCGATATAACCGACTATGCCCAAGAACTAGAGGATGTACTGCAAAAAGATGCAAATATCCAATGAGAATTGACCTAACACGCCAAGAGTTGTTTATTTGCGAATACATTGGAACTTGTAGGCGTAAAAACGCCATGCAATTTAACAAAGACAGGCAAGTTAGTAAGCGTGACCCATACGACATAGATATTGAAGGTTTTATGGGCGAGTTTATTGTTGCTAAACATTTAGGAGTTATGCCTGACTTTTCTTTAAATGAGCGTAAAAATCCCATAGATTTGATTAGTCGTAAAGGCAAAACCATTGATGTAAAAACCACTAGAAATCCAAGCGGTAAACTATATGTTACTGAATATCATAGGAAAAACCCATGTGATATTTATGTATTAGTCTTGGTTGATGATACTGGTGGTGATTTAATAGGTTGGATTGATAAGGAATCTTTGTTTGAGAAAGCATTTTATTCTGACGCAAACAACCATCCAAGCTATGTACTAGAACAAGAACAACTTAACAAATATGAACAAAAAGGATAAAAAACGCCATGACGATATTGCAAGACTTGGTTGCGTCTTATGCTACCACATGGGCTTCAATGACACCCCCGCAGAGCTTCACCATGTCAGACGATTTGGTGGAAAGCGGTCAGAAGCACCAATACTTCCCTTATGTACCGAGCATCACAGAGGTGCTACAGGTGTGCATGGACTCGGAGCAAAGGCTTTTGAGAGATACCACGAAGTTGAGTTCGATACCTTACTAGGTATAGTCGAGTCAAAGCTCCAACGGGTCAAAGCCTAGTTCTGTAGCTACAGCTTTAGCCCTATTTCTAAAGGTTTTATCGTGCTTAGTCCACGCCTGAGTACTTGTATCCCAACGGCTTGCATGAATCATCTCATGGGCCATAGTCCTAATTACTGTATCTAAATGACCGCACCTAGCATCAGATATAGTAATGGTATGGGCGTGTTTTTCACCATCGTCATAAAGGTATGTACCCATAGCATCAAAGTCGCTATCCACTACAAACTTGATTTCTTCAGGCAAAGGTAAATCCCAAGACGCAAACGGCTCGCAGCAATACAACATACTGTAGATGTGTTCAATAATCTTAGGGGTAATCTTCATACTTCTAATATCTCACCACGAAACTCTACCTCGTTTTCTCCGCAAACCTGAATCATCTCAGGCATTAACAACCGACCTCTTTCCCAAGATGCCATGACAAACCCTTGTCGCCAATCTTTTGCGTTATCTTCTGTATAGCTAAAGCTATCCGCATTGATGTCAGCTAAAGTGCCTGTTTGCACACCCCAGTAGGTCTTTTGGTCAAAGGTTGATATAGGGCTTAGAGTCAAGACATGGGTATGCCCTGTAAAGATATTACTAAAACTGGCTTGCACATTGTTATAGCCTGCGTACCTACCGCCTTTATGCCTGTGTTTAATTACAGTATCCTCATTGACCCAAAAGCTCCAACAAGTTTCCCAATGGGGAAAATGGTACTTTAGGTTAAACCCATCGACCCCCGAAAACTCAGGGGCACGAGCCACCAAAGCCGACTCATAACGCATATCGTGATTACCTAGAGTCCATATTAGCCTACAGCCCGCAGGTCTAACCTTTTCAATAGCGTCTAAATGCGTTTTACAGTAGTTTAGTTCGTCTAACACGCTTGGTTGGCGGTCATAGTTAATCTTAGGGAATCGGCTCAATACAGCCCCATCAAAGGCATCTCCGTTACAGATAATGGCTTTGGGCTTGAAATGCTCAATAAACTTGATAAGGGCTTTAAATCCTGTAGTTGTATCTTCTGTAAAGTGGGCATCCGAAAATATGATGACTCGCCCTTTTTCTAATTCCATACCCCGTCTAACGCTATGTGTAGTGGCATCTAATCGTTCTTGTAGTAATTCTTGGCGTTTTGCCTTGTCAGCCCTAGCTCTCTCAATATAATCTTTGCTTTTTTCTTGTTTATAACTAAGGTCGGTTACAAGTTCTATGTTCTGCCTAATTTCTACTGACCGCC